TGGTTTTTGTTAATTTTATTTCTTGTTCAGCCATTATCTTACAACTTTAAAGTAATAATCGTCATCATAAATAGTGGAATAAGTTATTGTTCCTTTATCACTTTCTTGATGTTTAAATAAAATACGATAATACCTTTCAGGTTGTAATCCTGCCATATGTAATTTAAAATACATTCCGTTTATATCGGCACTTAATTGTGTGTAATTGTCAAAAGGTATTATTACCCTTTCTGAATGGGCGTCTCTTATACTATAGTAAGCTTCACCATCTCCAAATATTCCTGCATTTAAATAATTTGAGGTATTAGTAAAATTCCTTTCTGGGTATTTTTCTCTTATATGAAGTCTAAAAGTAGCAATATCATTTTGATTGTATTGTTCTTTATTATTATATATAGATAAATGTAAATTATGAGACGAATTAAATATAGTAGGAGGGATTTCGGGGCCATAAACATGGTCATCCCATTTAAATGTTAATTTAGGTGGATATATAGTATGTGTGTCTGTAGAAAAGTATTGTATTTCCCCAAAACTACTAGAAAGATTTGATTCAATAGAATTAACTGCTTTAATTAAAAATCCATAGTTAGGTATACCTACTAAATATTTTTCAAATTCTCCATCTAAGGAAGCCATTGCATAAGTCCCTCCATTATTAATACTAGCACTCCAAAACTGTACTATCCTTTTTACATCGAAATTTGTATCTAAATCATCCCCTGGTAAAAATTGTTGGGTAGCTTTAAAAGCACTTCCTGTATAATATGTTCCTCCTCCTCTCATTACAAAGTCTGAAATTTCTACTCCATCTGTTGTAGAATCTAGAGATCCAGTACCTCCATGTACTCCTCCAGTTACTGAAGAATGACCAAAACAATCAACACATGAACTAGAAACCCATTGGGTTTGGGTTATTGAGTTGTCTCTAAATTCCCAAGAGGTTCCATTAGATCCTGTAGGTTGGTTTAGAAATTTACCTGTTCCTTCGTCCCATGATTGGGATACAGCGTATGCTTGGAGAAGGTGAACAGACGCTAAATTTTTAGCATTTGCTACTGTTAACTGTAAATTAACAGAAGCTGTGTGTTGTATTTTTGGGAATTTTTTCATCCAATCTTCATGACCTATTAAATCTAAAGCTTTAGATATATTCTCATTAGGAAATTTTATTAAAATTCTTGAGGGGTAATTGTATGGTGTTGTTGATCCAGGTTCTTGTACAAGTTCAAGAACTTCATCATAACCTGAATTCATTAAGGTTCTATCAGGATGACTATATAGAGTTGTGTCTGCTTCTGGAAATATAAAATAATGTGCCATCTTAATATGTTGTTACTTGTCCATTAATATCTGTGTTTTGGTATTTTAGTTCAAAAATACTAGGGTCCATTGAAGGATATATTATACCATCTCTGGTAGCTTGATCAAAACTATATTTGTATTGTGAATATCCTTTTGTTAACCCTGATATGTTATTAAAATTTAAATTTTCTAATGTTTGTACTCCCCTAACTCCCCCTATTAAATTTTGAACTTCAGAAATAGATATTGGTTGGTTTATTTGCCATTTATCTATATTAAAATAAGATTGTAGTTCTGTTATGCAATTTAATAATACTTCTTCATTATTATAATTTTTAAAAACTGTTATCTGAAATTCTATTTGAAAGTTTATAACAAATGCATCTTTAATATTAATAGCATCTGTTAACATTCTAAATTGTTCTAAATATGTTGATAAATTAGTCTTAGTAGCTGTATTTAATAGAGATAGATGTTTTTGGGAATCATATCCTAAAGTATATAAATTTAAGGCTAACGGGTTAGGGATCCTATTTGGTTCTGTTGTTAAGGGGGAAGTTTGATCATCTTGAGTTATAAAAGCTTTAGCTACTCTACCAAATTGAGGGGGCATAGATAAAGTTCTTATTATATAATCATCTTTAGTTACTGTTCTTTTTTGGGCTGCAAAAGCGGCCATAGTGTTCATTCTTACTTCCTCTCTTGTTTCTCCCGATCCACCACCACTAGCGGCTGTTGGGTTTGTACATTGTACTGAGTTTTTACAAAAATCCATCATACCAACACTCATATTGGGTTTATGGGATATATTTAAAGTTATCGCTTCTGTTATTGTGTTACTATTTACATTTGAGGCTAATCCTCCCCCTACACGATATTTTACTGTTAGTACTGTGTTTGCTGGGGCTTCTCCATATGCTCTAGTATATAAGAAGTTTGAAGGATCATAAGCTACATCTAATTTACTTCTACCATCTTTAATTCCCAAACCTATATTATCAGGATTAGGTATAATTTGTTCGTCTGATTTATCACTTACACCTGCACCAAATTGAATGTCTATACTATTGTCTGATTTTATTCTTGTTATAAATCTTTTAGTTGTTTTTTTAAGTTTTAATAGATAAGGAGTTTGATTATTATAACTAAGAAGTGAAGGATCATTTGTTCCTACATTTTCTACTTCTTCAAAAACAGTATCTTGAGCTAAGTAGGGGACTTCAGTCCACTCATTTCCCTCACTATCTGTGATAGATTCTATTGATATTATATCTGAATCAAATAGATTTACAGTTTTATACTTTTCAGCAGCTCCTACAGTAAAAGTTTGTGTTTTCAAATCCCCAGCTACAGCAGGGACTGTTTTTCTTAATAGGTAGTATTCTGGATTATTATCTACATCATATTGATATATGTCTTCTATTCTAGGTTCGTAAGAAGAAGTAAATCCAAATCTTGCGTCTTTTGTTGTGTAAAAGGTTGCACCTTCTGTAGATACAAAGGATGAATTTTTTGCTATAGTTAAAGCATAATTATAATCAGGTTCATAATTATTAGTAGAATCAGAAGGGATTAATTGAGTTATATCTAAATCTACAGAAGCAGCAGAGGTTATTTTAGGTTTATACCCCATAGCATATGCTAAGTTATATAAATTTTCAGTGTCCTGAGCTAAAGATAAAAAAGATTCTCTTAGTTGTGTGTCTGTGTAGAAAGATAAAACATCTCCTACATAAGAGGCCATTTCCAAAAACATCATAGCGGGATTACCTTCACTAAAATCATTAAAATTATTAGGGAAATAAACCTGAGCAAATTCTAAAAGTTGGTTTTTAAAACTATTATAGTCTTTATTTAGATATTTTACATCTTTATCTTGGGTTTTATTTGATACTTTATTATAGGCCATTATCTAAAATTTAATTGAATTGTATCTTCAGAATTATCTAAAGTATATGTATATGTTAATGAAATAAATAATGTATGTTCGTCTTCTGATTTTCCCGTTTGTACGTTATTAAGACGTATATGGGGTACATATCTATTTATTTGGCTTTGGACTTTTGATTTTAGAGATTCTAAATCAATGCTTTGTTCAAATAAAAGTTTTTTTATTCCTAACCCAAAATCAGGTAAATTAATTCTTTCTCCTGGATAAGTTAATAAAACATTCAATATATTAGATTTTGCTTGTTCTCTTATAGTTTCAGTACCTTTAAACATATTATTTTCATTTAAAGGAAACGCTACCCCTATCTCAACATTTTTATTAAGATCTAAAGGGTTTTTTCTTTTTCTTGATAATAATATAGGCATATGTTATTTTTTTCTATTATCTATAGCTTTCATTAAATCACTATAATCTCTTGTTACAGCATTAGCTACAGATTCGGGCATTCCTTGTGTTTCTGTTTCTAAAGATGTGAATCCCTCTGATAAACTAACAGGAGAGTTTCCTGAATTTAAATTTGTATCTCCCTGTGCTGTTTCATTTAGTAAATCATTTAATGTTGTATTTTTTGCAAAAGATTTTTCTTCGTATTTTTTAATAGGTGATTTTCCCATAATTTTTTCCTTTAAATAACTATTAGATTCTATTGATGTTGTATTTAAAGGTTGAGTATTTTCTATTATTTGAGGTTTTATTTCATCACGTAAATCTTCTTTAAGAGATTTAATTTCTCTGCGCAACGCATAATCTATTTCTTCTCTAACTACTTTTCTAATTAAATTTTCAAATGTTTTTGCTTTCATTATTACTGTGTTTTATTATAAATATAAATTTTATTTGTTTCTTTTACCCTCGGTAAGGGTTTTCTGTTGGGTTTGTTGGGTTTGCATATAATTCTTCGTAATCTGTTATAGCTCCTTGGTAGGAGGCTTGGTTATAAGATACTGGGAGCCCTTCATGCCCAATCCAACGTGCTCTTAATTGTTTAACTTTTATAAATTCTGCATTAAGAGAATGTATTCTTTCTATAGCTCTTCTATCTCCACTATCTATTAAACTATTTAATAAATCCCCATAAAGAGATTCTGCTTCTGCTATTATTTGGTCTAACGTATTAGGGGGTGGATAAACAGGTGGTGTTATTACAGCAGGGTTTGGATTAGCAAAATAATCATTACATTTATCCATAAAGTCCATTTCCAAATATATTATAAACATTTTTAATTCACCTATTTTATCTATTATAGGTTGAATTTCATTTTTTAATTTATTAATCATGTCATATATATTGTCGGCCATTTTTTGGTATTTTTCTAGCTGTTTAGGTAAAGATCTAAACATTCCTGAGAATTCTTTTACTTTAGCCTTAGCAAGATTAACACTATTATTAGTATTAGTAATTACAGTACCACTAACAGGACCTCCAGTTCCAGGGAAAGATATTTGAGACCCTAAAATAGCAGGAGCAGCCATCAGTAGATAATTTAAAGCTTCTATTACAAACCCTAAACTTGTTGTTATTGTATTTATAGTTTCTATAGGATTAGGTACACCTTCAGGTGGATCTGCTTTAGAGCTAATGGTTGATACTTGATCTTCTATTGCTTGTAATGCTGCTATTCCTGCTATTGCTTGGGTTTCTATTTGGTCTAATGTATTTTT